TTTAGCTATGGCTAAAGCTGGTTTTAAAGCTGGTGACAATTTTAAATTGATTGCTGATTCTGCAATTGAAATGCAAAAATATGCTGGCAAACCTATTGCTGATACAGTTAAAGCTTTTGAAGATTTAGCTGATAAACCAGTAGAAGGTATTGCTAAATTAGCTAAGGAATCAAGAAATGTAACAGCAGAGTCTATTAGACTTGTTAACGAATTAACTCGTCAAGGTAAGATGACAGAAGCTGTTGCTGTTGCTACAAAAGAAATGGCTAGAGTCAATGCTGATGCTACAAAACAAATTGCTGCAGATGCTGGTTACCTAGAACGCATCTGGATGGATGTTATTGAAAACATCGCAAAAGGTTGGAAGAGAGTTCAAAGTTTAGTTCTTGGATGGGGAACTGAAGAACCATTACAGGCACAACTTTCTGCAAAACAAAAAGAATTAGCAGGTTTTAAAGAAGGTGATAACAGACCACTTGTTAACTCTCAAAAGAAAAGAATCCAAGATGAAATCACTGGTTTACAAGAACAGATCAGATTACAAAATAGAATTAAAACTATCAAAGCTGAAAATGATTCTCGTGCTCAAGGTGAAGTAGAATGGCAAAAATTAATTAATGCAAATGTAACCGATGAAGTAAAAGTCAGAAAAGAACTCGAAAGAATCAAAGAAGTTGGTTTAAAGGCAGGTAAAAATGCTTTTGAAATTCAGAAACTTCAAAATGATTATCTTTCTAAACAACCTAAAGGTCAAGCAATAACTGTACCGACAAGTAAAGATATTAGTATTATTCAAAAAGATTATGCTGAACAACTAAAACTTGCCGAAGGTTTTGCTAAAGATGAACGTGCAATCTTAAAAGCTCGTTTCGATGCAGGATTGATTGATCGTGCAGAATACACAGCTAAAGATGTAGCGTTGCTTCAGCAATCAGAACAAAAGCAACTTGATGTAATCAAACAAAAATCTGCCGAATATGCAACTGCTTATGCTGAACAAGCACAATTACTTAGTAAAGCTTATGGTAATGCGAAAGATAAAGATAACCGTGAAAAGTTATTAAACGACATCATTAATCTAGGTAAAGAAGCTAGGGAATTTTTTGCTAATATTGAAGATAAAAAAGGTGCATTAGCATCTGCATTCAATGCTCGTGAATTACAAGTTTTATTCGGGTACGAAAAAGCAATTCGTGATAATAACGAAGCTTATAAAACACTAAGTGAAACACAAGCTGCTTATGTAGAAAATCGCAAAATTGAATCTGATTTACAAGATAGATTACTCGGTGCAACAGGCGCAGAAGCTGTAGCTATCAAAGCTGCTGCTGAAGAACAAAAGCGTTGGACTGTTGAAATCGGCAAGTTTAATAAAGTTCGTGATGATGCTCTTGCTGAATATCAGAAGTTATTATCTGACCCAGCATCACAGGGTACTGAAGCTTTAAGATTGGCAGCAACTCGTTATATCGCAGCAATGCAAAATGCAGATAAAGTAATAGCAGATTCTAAGCTTGCTGTTCAAAATACAACTACAGATGCTGTTGTTGCTTACTATAAGGCAGAATTTGAACGCATTAACACTGTAATCACAGACGCTATTGTAACTGCTCTATTTGAAGGTGGTAAAGCTGGTAGTAAAAAGATTCGTGATTTAATTACTGCTGAACTTAAAAAGCCTATTACTATAGTAGTTAGAGCATTACTAGATGCTAGTATTGGTGGTCTTGTTCAGAAATTAACAGGTGGATCAGGTGGTTCGACATTAGGTAATTTAGCATCTTTATACAATACAGGCAGTGCAGCTTTCACGATTGGCTCTCAATATGCGGCAGGTACTATGTCTGCAGCAAATGCTGCAGGTACTTTATTTGCAAATGCAACAGGTACTGGTATTGAAGGATTGTTAGCAACAAACGGTGCTTACGGTACAGCAGCAGGTACTTCCAGCTTTGCAACAAGCGCAGCCGCTGCAGGACCATACGTATTAGCTGCTGTAGCTGCTCTGAATGCTCTAGGAGTGTTTAAGTCAACTAAGACAGTTGGTGGTGGTTTAACAGGAACTCTTGGTGCTGGTAATGTTGAAAGTTATAATCTAACTAGAACGAGTGGTACTCTATTTAACGGTCCAAGCTATAATATCGCTGGTCAACAAAAGACTCAAGAATCTGTTGCTCTAGAATCTGCATTCATGGCACTCAGAGATTCTACAACAAGGATGGCTGAAGACCTTGGTTTATCTACTGAAAAGATAAAGTCATTTACAATGGCTGTTGGTGATGTAAAAGTTCACCCTGACATTGATAAACTTGGTCTAGTTCTCGATGGCTTAAGTAACGAAGATAAAGTTAAAAAGATCGAAGAGTTACTAAATAAGTCAAGTAACGCTATGGCTGAAATTGTTTTAGGTGCTGGTGCAACAGCAGAACAACTTGTTCAGATATACAATGGTGTAATGGACGAACGTTACGGTTTGGAAACACAACTTCTGGAACTACAAGGTAACACTACTGAGTTAAGAAACAGAGAACGTGCTAAATTACACGAAAGTAACCGTGCCCTCTATGATCAAATTAAAGCACTAGAAGACCTTAAAAATACCACTATTGAAGTAAAAGATGGTGTTATTGTTGTGGTAGAAGAACTCTCTGCTACAATGAAGAGTCTCATAAAAGAACGATCTGATTTAAACATTGAACTGTTGCAGTTACAAGGTAAAACAGATGCAGCAAATGCAGCAATTCGCGCGCTTGCTACTGAAGGTTTTACAGAAGCTGAAATAGCAGCATATGATTATAATCAAAGTCTAAAAGGTCAAGTTCAGTCGATCAAAGACGCTACTGCTACAACTGCCAAATATGAACAGCAAATGAGAGATGATGCTGCTGCTTATGCTGCAATTGTTAAAGAGTTGTCAAATGAACAGACTAACTTACAAATCGAACTTTTAAGAGCAAAAGGTAAGACCACTGAAGTAAACGCTGCTCTCAGAGCTTTGGCTACTTCAGGAATGAACGATGCTGAAATAGCAACTTACGATTATAACAGAACACTTGAGTCACAAATTGACTTGTTCAAGAAGTTATCAAATTATGCTCAAGAAAGAAAATCTCTTGAGATTGAACTTCTAAGAGCACAAGGTAAAACTCAAGAAGCTGAAGCTGCTGCTTATGCATTAGCTACAGAAGGAATGAGTGCTCTTGAACGTGCTGCTTATGATTATAATCAAGCTCTGAGAGATCAAATTCAAAGCTATTCTGATATTAAAACAGCCAATGACAAAGCTTTCGAATCATTAAAATCTTCAATTGAAGGTGCTATATCTGAACTTGAAAAGAGTTTTACAGCAACAGATACAGCATTGTCAAATGTTGAAAAAGCAATTAGTGCTGAACGCGACTTAGCACAAGTTAGGTTAGATTCTGCACTAAAAGAAAAAGAAGCTATTAAGGCTGTTTTTGATGTTTTGAAATCTTCCATTTCTGATATTAGGGGTGATACTGTAGGAACATCAGGTGCTTCTAGAGATTTAATCACTAATGCAATTAAGACAGGTGAATTACCAGATGCTAAAGCACTCTCTGATGCTATTTCTAATGTTAAACAAAGTATTGAAAGTACTGCATATGTTAGTAAGACTGACCAAAGAAGAGCAAGTTTATTATTTGCAAATGAATTGGAGTCTTTACAAAAGATAGCAGAACCTCAGTTGGCTAATGCAGAACAAGCTGTTGTACTAGCTCAATATTCACTTGCAATATTAGATTCTCAGTTGAAACTAGCACAAGATCAAGTATCTGTTTTGAGAGGAATTGATACAGGTGTTCTTTCTGTTGGTGCTGCTACGAACAATCTACAGAACGCACTTCTTACTGAACTGGCTTCAAGAAGAGAGATTGAAAATCTTAACACTGTAATGCAACAATCTACGAATCAGTATAACAGTATGCGTGATGTTAACTCAATCGTTGTTCCTATTCTAAGTGCTGTTCTTGGATTTAAAAATGCAGCCGATACAGAGTCTGTTAACGTTTTTAACCCTTCATCAACTGCTTTACCTTCTGCGAGTTTGAATACAGTTTCTACTTATTCTTCTGCACAGGGTTCTACAATGGTTGAATCTGTAACTTCAGGTTCAGGCTCAGTGTCAGAACTTCAAGCATTACGTCAAGAAATAGCTTTGATGAGAAGTGAAACTGCAACTACTGCAATTAACACAGGTAAGACTGCGAGAATTCTAGATCGCGCTACACAAGAAAATGGTGCAATTTTAGTTGTATCAGCAGTTTAATAAGGTAAATACATGAAAGTAATTAGTCCTATAACTATAACAGGGGGTATGATCAACAGCAGCAATGCTGTTGAGACATACTCCAACTATTCATCAGCAACTTCCTACGCTGTTGGTGCAAGAGTTGTTTATGGCAACTTTGTCTACGAGAGTTTAATTTCAAGTAACTTAAACAATCAACCTGACATTAGCCCAACTAGATGGTTAGAAATTAGTCCATCTAATAAATGGGCTATGTTCGATAGCAAGATAAGTACACAAACAACACGAGCAACACCGCTTACTGTAGTTATTTCACCTTCAACGATAACAAATAGTCTTGCCCTATTGAATATGCAAGCAACTAGTGTTATAATTACAATTAAAGATGGTATCTCTGGTCCTGAAATATACAATAGAACTGTAGATTTAAACGATACGGCAATATTGGATTGGTACATGTATTTTTTCGAACCGTATGATTTCAGAAAAGACGTTGTTCTTACAGATATTCCACCGTATTCAACGGCAGTTATTACTGTGAGTGTTGTAAACACAGGGGCAACTTCTGCTGTTGGTAATCTGCTCTTAGGTAACATAATTGAATTGGGTTCAACTCAGTATGGTGCAGGAGTCGGTATCCGAGACTACTCAATCAAAGAAACCGATGAGTTTGGTAATACAACATTCTTGGTTCGTTCGTTTAGTAAGAGAATGCAAGCTCAAATATTCTTAGACAACTCTTCATTAAACTATGTAATGAGGGCACTGACAAATCTAAGAGCAGTACCAGCCGTTTGGATCGGCTCAGAATCATCCGAGTTGGAACCACTAATTGTTTACGGATTTTATAGAGATTTTAACATTGATATTCCATACCCAAACAATAGTTTGTGCAGTATTGAAATTGAAGGCTTAACTTAAAGGAAATATTATGCCAATTAGCGCATTACCTACACCACCAAGCAGAAATAATCCTGCTAATTTCTCAACACAGGCGGATGCCTTTTTAGGTGCTCTACCTACCTTTGCTAATGAAGCCAATGCTTTAGCTGTAGAAGCTCAACAAAGTGTAATTGATGCACAAGCTGCTGCTTCTGCTGCTATTGCAGGTGCTAACGCTCCAAGATGGGTCAGTGGTACAACTTATACACAAGGTGCTATTGTATGGTCACCGATTACATTTTTGTCTTATCGCAGAAAAACAAATGGTGCTGGTACAACCGACCCTAGTGCAGATACAACCAACTGGCAACTAGCATCCAGTGGTGATGTTACTTTAACAGGTATTCAAACTATTACAAATAAAACAATTGCTAATCCTACTTTAAATAGTGGTTTTACTGAAGGTGTTTTTGCTATAACAGGAACAACTCCTGCATTATCACCGTTAAATGGTTCGATTCAAACTTGGACTTTATCAGCGACTTCTACACCATCACAAGGTACTTGGAACTCTGGTCAGTCCCTTACATTAATGGTTGATGATGGCTCTGGTGCTACAATCGTTTGGACTTCCTTAGCTGTTACTTGGAAAACTAACGAAGGAACCGCACCTGCATTGAACACAACTGGTTTTACAGTAATTCAACTTTGGAAGGTTGGAAGCGTCATTTATGGAGCTAGAGTAGGAGATGCTTAATGTTATCTGATAAATTAAGAGCTTCCACTGCTAGAAAGAAATCTCAATATATTGCTGTGGCGCACAATACAAGTCCGTATGTCACAGTGTATCCTTGGTCTAGTTCTGGTTTTGGTACTAAATTTGCTAATCCTTCTACTTTAGCCACAGGTAATGCAAAAGGTGTTGACTTTCATCCATCCGGTACAGCAATTGCACTGGCACATGAAATATCACCATTTGTAACAGTGTACACTTGGAGTAAAGGAGGTTTTGGTACTAAATTTACTAATCCTACTACATTACCCACAGGAAATGCGACTGCTGTAAAATTTAATCCTACAGGGAGTGCAATTGCTGTTTCACATAATAATTCACCATTTATTAGTGTATATAGGTGGAGCATCGCAGGTTTTGGTACTAAATTTGCTGATCCCACTATATTACCAGCAGGTACTGTAAATGATGTGGTTTTTAGTCCAGATAACAGTACACTTGCAGTAGCACATTCTAATTCACCATTTATAACTGCTTATGCTTGGTCTAGTTCTGGTTTTGGTACTAAATTTGCTAATCCTTCTACTTTACCTACAACAGGGACAGGTAAAAAACTAGCATTTAATCCCAGTTCAACTGCGCTAGTTATAACTCACGATATATCACCATATGTAACAGCATACCCTTGGTCTAGTTCTGGTTTTGGTACTAAATTTGCTGATCCAAGTAACGCTCCTAGTAGTGCCATAAGGCCAACTTTTAACAACAAAGGCGATGTTATTGCTTTTAGTATTAAGCCCTATACTTGGTCACCCTCCGGTTTTGGTGCAGAGTTAGGTGTGCTTGGTTCAGGAGGTTTTCAGCAAACAGATATTGCATTTAGTCCAAATGATAATTTCATTGCGATGAGTCGAAGTGATTTTCCTTATATCAATGTATACCCTTGGAACGGATCAGGTTGGGGTGCAGGTGTTGGAAATCCGGCGACCTTGCCCACTGGTTCAGCAAACTCAGTAAAATTTTTGGAGATATAATAAATGAATGATAAAAACAGTATTTTAAAAGCAGCAGCAGCACAGCGAGAACAAGAGGTTATTCACTATCAAATCAATATTGACAACTATAGATTAGCTATTGCTGAAATTGAAGAGAATCACAGCGACGAACAACACATGTTGGATTTTGCAAATAATCTAAAAGAGTTACTAACCTCTAGCTTACAAGAACAAGCTAAAGAAAAAGTATTACTAAAAGTCATTAAGAGTCAATTGAAGGACTAATATGTATATTAAATTAACAAATGGTAAACCAGAGAATTATTCAATTCCGCAATTAAGAAGTGATAATCCTCAAGTTAGTTTCCCTGAAAATCCATCAAAAGAATTACTTGCTGAGTTTTTCGTATTTCCTCTGAAAATGACAGATCGCCCAGAAATTAATTACGCTACTCAAAACGTAAA